CTGGCGCTGGAGAACCGCATTGCGACGTATCTTCAGGGCGGCGGCGCGACACGCGGTGCGTATCGGTCGGTGACGACCAGCGGCAGCGTGGTGAGCGGTGATTATCTGATCATCGCCGATGCCACGGCGGGAGCGATTACGATGACATTGCCCCCGGCGGCGCTGGTTCCGGGTCGTATCTATGCTTTCAAGCGCATCAATTCCGGTGGGAATCATGTCATTATCGATGGCTACGCGAGCGAGACGATTGATGGGGCGACAACCCATTCAATGACTCCGCAGTGGAACAGCCTGATTATTATGACCAACGGTGTCGCGTGGTTCAAATTAGCTGATCATTGATATGGCAAACATTTCTTGCGCCGATGCGGCCACACTAATTGCGGAGGCTCAGGGAGCTTCGTGCATGAGTCCGCGTGAACGCATTCTGCTGGAGATTGGCCTACTCTGGGAGGCGGCGACGCTTGGCGGAACGGCGGATATCACGGCGGATAACACGGTGATAAGCGCGGACGTGACGAGCATCACGGCGGACATGACCGAATTTCTGTAGGTCAACGTAACATTCATTTAGTCATATATGTCAAAGCAAACCATCAATATCGGCGCATCGCCGAACGACGGAACGGGGACGCCGCTGCGGACTTCGTTCGATTATACCAACCAGAACTTCACCGAGCTGTACACGGCTCTTGGAGGCGGCGTTGGTCTTCCCGGTGCGACGACTCAGGTCATCTTCAATGATGGCGGAACGAATCTGGCAGGCGATGCCGGTCTGGTTTACAACAAGACAACTGATGCACTGACCGTTGCCGGACTCGTCACCGCTGGCTCCGCCGCCATCACCGGCGCGGCTACGGTGGGGACGACGCTGGGTGTGACGGGTGTTTCGACGCTTGCCTCCGCCGTTGTTACCGGCGCTCTAACCTCTGGAACCACTACGCTGGTTGCTCATGCGGCTGGCTATACCGGCAAGGTGGGTATTGGGACGGCGACTCCTGCCGAGAAACTCGATATTTATTCTGCTGCTGGCACCGCTGCAATCAAATTGCAAACTGCGGCCAACATCCCGTTTACGCTCAACAGCCAGATTCCCGGTGTTTCAAATGATGGATTTTCGATTTATGATGGAACAGCTTCTGCCAATCGTTTGACGATTGATAGCTCAGGTAACGTCAATGTGGTCGGTGGCAACCTCGTAATAGGCACCTCCGGCAAAGGCATCGACTTCTCCGCGACTGCAAGCGGCAGCGGAACGATGACCTCCGAACTGCTGAACGATTACGAGGAGGGGACGTTTACGCCGACTGTGACTTCAGAATTTGGCACGATTGGCACGACCACTGTAGCAAGCGCGAATTACACAAAAATCGGACGAGTTGTTACTATAAATTTTGACATCGCAATAATCACAGCAGGAACTGGTACTGGTAGTTTAGTGGTTACTCTTCCTTTTAATTCTGGTACAGAAGCCTGTGGAGCAGGTCGAGAAATCTCACTTACAGGTAATATGTGCCAAGTTTTTAGACAGAGTGCCACAACAGTAGCTGTTCGATTCTATGATAACTTAACACCGATTACTAACTTAAACAGAGTGGTTTGCAGTTACACCTATTCTGTCTAATCATATGCTAACAGAACGCACCATTTTCTCGCTCTGCGAGGTTCTCCCTTCAACCGTCCTTCAGGTTCGTCTTGCGGACCAGATCGTCGATGGCGAGGTTGTCAAAGCCTCCACATTCCGCCGCTATTGCCTCGCTCCCGGCTCCGACCTTACGGGTCAGCCTGAACAGGTTGTCGCGATTGCAAACGCTGTCTGGACTCCTGCCGCTGTCGCAGCCTACGCCGCCGCTCAAACCCCTAGCCCCTCTATTCAATGATCGTACCAGTTGATATTATCTCGGTTCAGGTCAACGCCAACAACTCGCTGTTCGTTACGACCGGAATTGATTACGACAGCGATGGCGCGATTGTCGGTTCTGAGATTACCTCGCAGTATACGCTTGTTCCCGGTGACGACCTTACTGGTCAGCCCACCGAGGTTGTCTCGATTGCCAACGCGCTGTGGACTCCTGCGGTTGTCGCGGCCTACAAGCTGGCGAATCCGGTGGTTGAAGCCGTACAGCCTACTGAGTAATGGAACCAACGAACAGCAGCACCAGCCCTGGACTCAGCCTAGCAGCAGCGGCAGGTGCCACCGCTGTTTCGTTTATTCCGTGGCTTACCGACTGGGTTCAGCTTATCACCGCGCTCATTGGCTTAGCCTGCGCCTGTTACGGAGCCTATAGGCTGTTCAAATCCAAATGAAAAACACGAAAACAACTCTCGCCGGTGTAGGTGCAATCCTCGTCGCTGTTGGTGGTGCCCTTCGGGCTGCCTTCGACGGTGATCCTGCGACAAACATCGACATTGCCTCGACCATTGCCGCGGTCACTGCTGGCCTCGGCCTGATTATGGCCAAAGATGCCGACAAGACCGCTACCATCGACCCCAAGGCGTGAACTGGATCTACCAGATCCTCAAGGCTCTGCTCGACTGGTTCCGAGAAACACCACCCACCGATGTGCAACATGGCCAAGCACCTCAACCCCTCAAATCTGATCTGGCTGCTCGTGTTGCCAATCTGCCTGGGTTGCCAGCAGACAAAGGTAATCCTCGTTCCTAGCGGTGATCCCGTGATGCTAGCAGAGCCCGTCCGCGCCCGCGTCTACGCGTTTGACAAGGACGGTAAGCTCTCTGGTCCTAGTCGGGTCACCCTTCCAGCTGGGTGGTACGTACTGCCGAAAGCCAAATGATTACCTACCGAGGCCAGAAATTTGCCGGGTACAACAAGCCGAAGTCTACGCCAGGCGCCTCGAAGAAGTCCGCTGTCTTGGCTAAGGAGGGCGGGCAAGTGAAGCTCGTGCGTTTTGGTGATCCGAACATGAGCATCAAAAAGCACATCCCGAAGAACCGTAAAAGTTTTCATGCCCGGCATGGTTGTGACACACCGGGCACGAAGTTATCTGCGAAGTATTGGTCGTGTAAGGCTTGGTGATCAGTACGCCGACGGCAACTCGTCGATCGCGTCTTCAGCACTCTTAGGAGCTATGCGCGTCGCAGTAGAAGTCCCCTCACCTTGACCGGGTTCCGAGGATCGGACCTTTCCAACCTTCTTCTCCAGCTCCGCCACCTTCTGCTGGAGCCGGATTACTCGCAGGCGCTCACGGCCGTAGGCCCGAGCACGTAGGGCAACCTGTGCTTGAGCCTTCGTAATAAGGTCAACCTTGTCCTCGTAGCCCATGTCAGCATCGACGCCCTCGCCTTTCAGCGCGATTCGGATCAGCCGATCGCTCTCGTCCAGGAGCTTGTTGCCATCATCGTCACCATCTTCCCTGCCGAAGAGCTGCGGGTGGCTCTTTTCGTAATCCGAGAACTGCGATTCAAACAGCTCACGCGAACGAGACTGACGCCCCTCTACCTGCTTCGATCGTTCAACTTCACGCTGCGCTCCCTTCTCCTTCCATTCAGCGATGGACTTGTCGCGAGACTGAGTGAGTTCGAGTAACCGGCGGCGGTGGGCCATGATCTCGGGCGCAGCTGGCCCGAACGTCTCCTGAGCAATGATCGCGGCCTTGGCGACCGGCACATTCAAGATCGCCATGATATCATGGTGACTGGCGTCGCGCTCAGTGCCATCGGCATCAGTGACGCGGATTCCGTCAATATCGCCTAGGGCGGTCTGCCAGGCTTCGCGCAGAGGGGTCTCGTACTTCTGCTTGTACTCACCGGAACGCGTGTAGTTTAGATACCGCACCTCGGTGTCCAGCTCCTCGGCGTTCTTTCGGATGGAATCCATCTCGGCCTTCAGTGACTTGGTGGCCTCTTCGACTTCCTTCCTAGTGCCTTCAGACCTAGCACGCTCAAGCTCAGAGACCTTGGCCGCGAAATCATCGCGCTCTTTCTTGGTCAAGTCGTACTGCTCGCGGAACTGCTTGATGGACGTGGGCTCAGGCTTGGCGGGCTCAGCCTTAGCGGTCGGTGCCGGTTCATCCTTCTTGGGGGTGAACTTATCGAGGTTGAAGAAATCCTCGTTCTTGGGCTTAGCAAGGTCAGCGGGGGCAGCCGCCTGAACCTCTGGAGCGGATACCGCAGGCGCAGGTGCTACCTCTTGAGGAGCCTGCTGGGACGGTGATCCCATTGGGTTGTCCAGCCCGCTGCCTTCGATGGCGTCGATTCCTGCAAATGCGTCAGTGTAATCCGCCCCGCGATCAGTTGGGGCATCAGGTGATAATAGGATTCTCATTCGAGGTTTTGAGTGGTAGTCGGTTTTTCTTTCCGCATCTCTGCAAGCCCGTTGAGTTCATCAATCAACGCCTTTGCGCCCTGTCTGCGACAGTTTGCATTCCATCCGTGTTGAGGATTCTCTGAGGCTGGCAGGTTCCAGCAGAAATTATTGAACGCAACGAGTAGGGCAGCCTGTAAGTCCTGATTATCCAGGAGGCGCTTAAGCTCGTTGAGGCGCTGTTGATTTTTTTGAAACTCTTGTTTTGGGGTCATTGGTTGAGAATATTAGCCTGAGTCTTGAGATCCATGGCAGCAATGTCTGCGCGAGTCAGAGCGCCTTTACGCTGAGCCTCAGCGATCGTGCTAGCATTCTTGCGCTGCTGATCTTGATCGAACGCGACCTGCTTTTGAATCCGCTTCTGTTCGGAGTTTGCGGCAGCGATCTGCGACTTGGACTGCGCGGTGATGAGCATCGCCTGAATCTTTGCAGCCGTCTCGGGATCCATTCCGTTGCCAGCTGCGCCGGCTTCGGCCTGAGCTTGAGCCTGCTCTTGGAGGCGCTGCACGTAGCCCTTGATGTAGTTTGAAGCCTGGCCGATGCCGTCGTTGTAGAGCTTGATGTTCTGCTCCTGGCCCGGGTCCTGAGAGATCAACTGAATCTGCTCCTGGATATGCTGGATTACGTTGGCCAATCCCAGCACGCGATCCATCGTGGTCATGCCGCCACCTTCCTTTTCAATGCGGCCAATGGCGCCACCAAGCATCTGAAGCAGCGTCTGGATGTACTCGGGGCGATTGAGTGCGCTTGCGATAACGACAGGTTGACCGTCGATAAGCGTGCCCCACGCCAGGGTAGCGCGTTCGACAGCCGGGGAGACCGGCTTGTTGTCGATCGGAGCCAAGCGATTTGCCAGAAGGGGATCATCAGTGTTGGCCTCGACGTACATATGCACGACCTCGGCCTGAGAATCCGGAGCTAGCAGCGGTCGGATAGCCATCAGGCGGTCAGCCTGAGCGATCTCCAGCATCTTGTTGCCGGAACCCATGACGCGCTCAGGCATGATGTCCCACGCGTCGAGGTTGTTCCAGACGGAGGGATCAACACCGTCAGCCTCGCACTTGCGGCGGAACTGTTTGCAGTCGGGATGGTCGATCGTGCAGAACCGGCGAGCAATCTCGCGGTACTGGAAATTCTGCTGCGTGTAGGCGCGTGTAAGCATTGAGCCCATCAGCGCGTTGGCGTTGTTCACGCGAGCCATAACCTCGGTAGCGGTCAGCTCCTTCGATGATCCGTCATTCACGTCCTGCGTGTAGGCAGCACTCGACTCAGACATGATCTGTCGGTGCATCGCCATAGCGCCAGACAGCATCGGGTAATCGACAACGTGACGCTCAGACTGCGGAACCCAGGAGAGGCCCTCGGGAATCACGCCCATGTTCACTAGGTCGATCTTCTCCATCCGTTCCATGTCACCATCAGCGACATTACGGAAGAGCCAGAGCATCTGCTCAAAAACGGAGTCGGTGAACTTACAGCGCAGGCGATTCTGGAGGTGGCACACCGCATAAAGCAGGTAGCCAAGGGAACGCACCGAGTGCCAGCGGAACGGCGGAACCACAGCGCCGTCAGCGAACTGGATGTGCATCAGCTCGAAGATATCCCGGCCGTAGCAGCGGTCGCCGGCATCGAAGAGCCATTGGCCAGCGGTCTGCATATTACCGATCCCGCTGTTGTACTGGTCAACGATGATGCGGCGGCGCCAAGAAGGATCGTCGCTGGTCGTGTCTAGGAAGTAAAAATCGTAGCACCGCAGCACCGGAGTCGCATCGGAACCCCAGTAACCAGAGTTCTCCTTGAAGTCTTCCTCAATCTTTTCAGGGAAGTATTGGCCGGACCAATCGTTGACCTGGAGGCTCGATGCCTCGCGCTGGATCATCGCGGCCAGCAGCTCGTTCACCAGCTTTAGGTTCCAGCCGGGATCGACGTTCTCACCGCGAGTCATGCGGATTAGGTCCGCAGCTGTGAAGGAGGTGTAGATCGCGAAGTGCGACATATTCTCCATCGTGGTTAGCGTGTTCGTAGGAACCAGAATGTCTTCAGTTCCACGGGCCGACGGGCACCATTCACGATCACGCAGCCAAGTCACCGGACCAATGCCGTGAAGAACCGTCGCGGCAAACTGAGATTCCAGGACCGTGGAATACTTCGGAGACCGCTTCATCACGCGGTTCAACTGCTTCGTGATGATGTTGCCCCACTCAGTGCGCTTATCCCGAGGGCCGGTATCGAGGCCCACAGAAAAGTAATTCTGAGGCTTCAGGAACGCGTTCGTAAACTGCTGGCGTGCCGCATGAATGATGCGTGTACCTTCCAGGAAGTTGACGTTTGTCTGGATCTTATTGTCGCGAGCCTCCTCTTCGCTGTATGGAGGATTACCGTTAAAGGTAGCGTTAATGCGAGCGCGATTGCGAGAACGAGGCTGTTCAGCCTCTAGCATCGCACTAACAACATTCCAGACTCTACTTGGTTCTTTGAAACTCATATTGATCTCAGATTGCTTTCCGTTCCTGCGAAATCCAGCATTTATCAGGCATTTCACGATCGCCTAGGTAACTCAATGGCACCCAGACCTTGAGCTTCAGGTAGCAGCCGCAGACTTCGCAGGTGCCAGCATTAGACTCACCTTGAAGAATCATAGCCATGTCGTGGCGCAGTTGCTCCTGCTCAATAATAACCTCAGCGACAGTCTTCTCGATCGCATCTGGCTTGGTGGGTTTGTTGTGCAGGCAGTGCAGACACGTATCAAGACGATGCTGCGCTACTGAGCGATCAACGGGAATACCGCCATCGCCCAGCCATTCCGCAAGAATCCTTACCCCTTGCGCCGTATTTTTAACCCTTTCCACCGCACGAGCGACAGCCTGATACCCTTGGTTGAGCATTGGTTTGAGTGGATTGAGTTGTTGTTTGCTGGGGAAAACGAGCTTTTGTGTAGGCTTCCAGATCACTCACCGCTTGTTCAAATGACGATGGAAGGTGGTTGGCAATCCTGTGCTGCTGGATCAATCGCGCCATCGAATGAAAATCGTAATTCATCGGGTTTGGCGCGGTCCACTTGGTTGCGGGTTCGTAGAACTGCCATCCACCGTTTGGAAACGTGTTGTAATTCATGCTGCCTGATTTTTAAAACGGCAGATCATCGGCGTCGAGATCAGGCTTCGGCGCGGTAGGCGCGGACTCCTGACGCGGCGCAGGAGCGGCACCTTCATCACGTCCCTTAAGGAACTGGAAGGTTTCGATCATAATCCGCGTAGTAGACCGCTTGTCGCCGGTCTTCTTGTCGTCCCACTCTTCCCGGGTCAGGCGTCCCTCAACCATTAGCGGGTGACCCTTCTTGACGTATTGAGCGAGCGTTTCAGCCTGCTTCCCGAACGCCTTGCACTCAGCAAAGTACACGTCTTCCTTTTCCTCACCGGCCTCGTTCTTCCAGCGGCGATTGACGGCCAAGCTCAGGTTGCAAACAGCAGTCCCTTTTGGAAGGTGTTTGAGTTCTACGTCTCGGGTAAGGTTGCCGATCAGGATGACTTTGTTGAATGATGCCATAAGGTTAGGAATAGGTTAGCGAATGCTCAGTATCCATCGTGCGACGCTTATCTGACAGACGTGTCAGCCACTTTGGTGTCTGTCGCTTGACAATACCAACCCCCTGCCCGCCTGCAATCTCAAATCCCGTTCTGCGAGCCATTTCGAGTGCGACCACGAAAGAGTCCCATAAATCAGGGGATCGGCCCATGCGTTCCTTAGTTTTGTGCTTGGGCTCCACGTCGATCAAACCAGTGCGGGAGATTCCCCATTCGCGCATTGACCCTTCCTCCGCGACTTCCCGGGGAAGTTTCCTCAGCTGCTTGGATTCGATCAGCAGGCGCGACGAATACCAGAGGGCTGTGACCATCTTACCGTAGGCTTCACGCTCGGTCTTTGGATCACCTTTCCGAACAGGGCGATCCGTCGGGCGACCACCAAACTCGATTGGCACAACCTCAGGCGACCACAGGCGGGCAAACGCAGACATTAGCGTGCCGCGTCCGGTGGAATCAAATCCCACCTGATTAGGCGGGATGTTGCGTTGCTTACAGTACAGAAGCACGTACTCGGCAATCTGCTCCTCCGCCTGCTGCGCTTTGACGGCCGTCACAGGGATTACGATCGGGGCCTCAGCGAATGCTAGCACGATTCGCCCAGTGCTGTCCGGGCCGTACTGAAGGTCGATCATAACGCATCGGTCACCACCGATGCCTGAGTACGCCGCGTCGATCCCGATGATTCGTGTGATCTTGTCGGCGCCCTGCCAAATAATTTCATCGAACGCCTGGTTCTGCTCGCACAGCGACATGGTTACCACGCGTCGCGTACCGCCGTCTCGGGGCAGTAAACCGAGGTTCATCATCGAGAACTGCAACGAGTCTCGGCCGTAGTAATCCAAGTCCGCCTGAATCTGCTCTGGCGTGATGATGCCTCGGTACGGATTGGTTCCTTTCGGAAACTTCGCGTTCGGCGTGTCGTACCCGCACAGCTGGACAGCAACCCCTCCTGGCGCCCGCGTTCTCCAGGTGCGTGTCTGCTCAAGGTATTCAATGCCTTCCCAGCCGCCCATCGTAGAGTGCGGCTCGCAGACTACCCCAAGCGCATCGTTCCGGTCCTTGGGATTCCCCATCGCGATTAGCTTGAACTCCGGATTCTTGCGAAGGTTTGCGACTGAATCAAGGAACCCCCGGCTCATTAGAGACGCCTCGTCTGCAATCAGCATCACTCGGTCGTTCTTGAGCCCGACGTAGTTCGAGAGACCAACGAACGTACCGCCAACCTTGCACGCCACGCCGATGATTCCGTCGCGGAAGTCCTGCGCCTCGGCGTCTTGGTCAGAACTAGTCAGGATGAACCGGCTCTCGATAACGCGCCCAGGAAGCCATTCCCGGCGGGCCTTGGCCTTGTTGTGCAACTCCTTGATAGAGCCCCAGATTCGCAGCTGGAGACCCTCACGCGTCGTTGACGACATGATGATCGAGGTGCCAGTCGGGTAGATGTAGAACGTGCAGAGCCCGAATGCTGCGGAGGTGTAGGTCTTCCCAGATGATCCTGGGCCCATGATTCCAACCTCTTGATTTTCCGCGAAAGTCTTAATCAGCAGGTCAGACCAGATGTGCCAATCGAAGTGAGGCCAAAGCGCCGTCATGGCTGCTTTAAAGTGATGATATTTCCCGCATCCGTACTTGACGCCGCCGGACATTATGTAACCGCCGCGACGAACCATTTCGGCTTCGATGAGAAAGCGGTCTTTTGTACGCCACGGTATAGACAGGTAATCTGGGCTTTCATTCATCTTGCGGGAATGCTGCTGCGGCCTTTCAATACGTTCAAGCGTCATGGTCGCAGAAAAAAATCGCATAGTAGATGGCCTCCTCACCGCTGAAGGTGGGGTGGATAGCGGTTTTTCGCCCTCACTCATTCAACCGAACCAGCTAGCATGGGCGGTGAACACGACGGTGCGCGGAGGATTCCCGAAAGCGCGGCCGGGGATTTGGACCAAGCTGCTGACGTTTAACGATCCCGCCGTTCTCTACAACGGAGGTTACTACAACGCTGCGGTGCAATCGGCGTTTAAAGAGGGGTTTTTTCAAGGGTGCGGATCTTACACCAACGACAACGGAGACCCCTACATTTACGCTTCAATCGGAGGCAAAGTCTTCCAGATCGACATAGGAAATAATTTCCTAGTCACAGATCAAACTCCGCAAACAAGCACATTTTCCGTAAGCACACGCGGCCGCGTGTCAAATGTTGCGACTTACGTCTGCGGAGCGCCGCATGGATTATTTCCAGGAATGGTGGTGCGACTTCCGGAACCTGTCGGAGCAAGTTTTTCCGCAGGATTTTTCGGAGACTTTATTGTCCAGACGATTCCCAGCCCAACAACTTTCACGACCTACAGCCCAGGAGTTGATGCCGGACCTCTTCTGGGGCCGAATTTCACCGGATATTTGCTAGCGGCAAATAATCCGAATGCGGATCACGTTTACTTTCAGCAGGCAGAGAACTGGTTAATCATTCAAGACGAGCAGAATGCGCCATATCTCTACGACGGAACTTCGTTTAGACGAGCTGCAAGCAATGAGGTTCCCGTTGGAGGCCCGATGGCTTATGGAAAAGGCCGGCTCTGGGTTGCCAATGGATCGGAATACTACGGCGGAGACCTAGTCTACGGCGATCCTGCTTTTGGTCGAGACAGCGTGATTCGATTTACGGAAAACACGTTTATCAATGAAGGCGGCGCCTTTGCGGTCTCAAACGGTCCAATTACAGGGCTGGCATTCGCGGCCAACCTGGACACGTCCCTTGGCGACGGCGACCTGCTGGTTTTCACCCCGACCGCCACTTACGCGTTCAACGCGCCTGTGGACCGGGATGTTTGGAAGGATCTCAGTTATCCTATCCAGCGATTTGCACTCCTGAATTTCGGATCGTTCAACCACGAATCCATCGTGCCGGTGAACGGCGATCTATTCTTCCGCGCTCAGGACGGTATTCGCTCGTTGATCTACGCCAGGCGCGACTTTACTGAGCTTGGAAATACACCGATCAGCCGGCAGGTTACTCGTGCGATAGCTTACGACACGGATTTTTACCTGACGGCTGCTAGCTCCGTAAACTTCGACAATCGGATGCTGATGACCATTCAGCCTCAGAAGGTCAACAACCGAGGCATCGTACACCGAGGAGTCGTGGTGCTGGACTTCGATCTTGTCTCTGGCATAGGCAGAAAACTCCCGCCGGCATGGGAGGGGGTCTGGACTGGAGTCGATGTGTTCCAGATGCTGACAATCCGAATCCAGAAGCAAGAACGCTGCTTCATGTTTGGACTGAATCAAGGGGACATCGGTCTGTTTGAGGTCACGAAGAACGGCCAGTTTGACTTCGATGGGTTCGATGATGTACCGATCGACTGGACCATTGAGACCCGCTCACTGACGTTTGGTGAACCCACAAACAAGAAGCGCCTTGTTAGCGCCGAGCAGTGGTATGACCAGGTGATGGGCAACATCGAGGCCAAGGTCTACTTCAAGGCTAACGAGGGCGAGTGCTGGCAACCATGGGCCGAGATCAAAGATTGCGCCAAGTACCGCAACTGCGAGCCAGGCGAGATTTCCTGCCCTCCTGCGGTGATTAACTGCCAAGAGGTCAAATACTACCAGCCTCCAGCCAGATCGCGAATTGCCCTCCCACAGCCTCCGGACAAGTGTGACGTGCAGACCGGCGGATTTACCCGCGATGGCTATGAGTTCCAGTTGCGCTACGTGAACACTGGCCGCTTCCGACTCAAGCGCGTGGCGATGGTTGCCCAGCGACTCCAAGAGGATATTTACGGCGACCTCAGCCGCGTCGCCTGCCCGTTACTCTCCGAATAGTATGCCTTCTTCAAACCCAGTCGATTACGGCGCCGATCCCTGTGGACTAAGAAACAGCGCGTGGGCGATCAATGAATGCCTATTCGCTGCGCTGCGCTGCGATTTTCCAGTGGGGACATTCCTACTTGGATCGAGTCCTGGGGCGAAGATCATCGACCGTGTCCGCACCGCAGGCGTTGCGACGTTCAACACGTCCACACCGCACGGGCTCGTTGTCGGCGAGAAGATCACCTTGTACGGGTTTACGGACGCTAGCTTCAACGGTACCGGGCCGTTACAGTTTGGGTTTGCGGTTCTCAGTATACCTACTCCGACGCAATTTACAGCAGCGGTTCCTGGAGCTGATGCACCTCTGGTAACCGAAGATGGTTGGATCAACCTGATCGGCGGCGGTTACACCTCGTCACTTGTGATGGGATACCCACCGTTGACGGGCGTCATCAATAACATCGCATTCACCGGCCAGGGCATCGGTAAGACCACCCTGAAGTTTGCCGACCACACCTCCACGAAAAGAGGGGACACTTACGGCTTCAACATTCAAATGCTGAAGACCTTAGGGAATTACCCAGGGTTTGGAGTTGTAGGGGCACCTGGAGCTTATGCAGGTGCGCCGCTAGACAGCATCAACTGTAAAAACACTCTAATCGAAGGAATCACGTTTGACGGCAACTACGCCAACAATTCGGTCGCAGACACTAAGATAATTTCCATTCAACGAACAAGCGGTGTAAACACTTACAATACGGCGTATCCACACTTCATTACACCGACTACAACACCGGCCTACACTCCTCCGGTTGTTCCTGCTCCGTACACCAATGTTAGCGCAGTCAACCAGTACATAAGTAATGTAATTACAGTTGGACCAGGAAACGATTCTTCGTTTGTTGGATTTGGTCAGGTTGAAAACATTACCTCGATGTCTTTTCAACGCGATCTCAGGGCTGTAATTATTGGTGCACTTAGGGTAAATTACATTACTTTCAGCTACATAACACTAACAAAACACCCGTCTTGGAACTTTGGATTTACCGTTGGTGATTCAATCATTGTCACGGGGATGACGGATGCAACATTCAACGGAACTTTTACGGTTGCAGGGTTTGTTTCAGCCAACGAAGTTTACTTTCTTGATACTGCACCAAATCCAACCATTACGCTTCCCGCTCAAAACGGACGCGTCTACTCTCCGACACAATACCCAGATGTCTTGTTGACGGCTCAATCAACAGCTGGCGTAAACTCGTCATTCACCGTCGCGGGAATCAACCACGTCGGCGAGAACGCGCTCATTCAGAACAACCAGTTCTACGATTTTGGAGTTGGAATTGCGGATGCCGAGACGTTTATCGTGAAGTCGTTTCTTCCGATGAATGTTCCTGACAACACTCAGGGAGCAAGAGTGCTGAACAACGATTTCAGCTACCAAGGACGCAACTCGATTCAAAGCACCCTGTACCCCGGTAGCGCAGAATCGAACACTCAGTGTGTGGTTGGCGGGTTTTCGAGTCTGATTAACCCGATCAATGTGGTTTCTCGCGTTGGTGGAATTGCGACGTACACCTGCGTGATGAAGCACACGTTGAGGGTAGGGGATGTAGTGATCGTAAATTCTTTTTCAAACCCCACTTTCAACGGAACTCTGACCGTAATCTCGACTCCAGACGCGTTTCGATTTACTGCTAGCACAGGTGGACCAGACGTACTCCCTGGCCTCTACCTCGACGGCCAGGTAATCATGCTCCGAAGCCAGCGCATCTTTGCATCAGGATGTGAGTTCAAATACAACCGGGTTCAGGGTGGCCCTAATCCAGTTGACCAGCAGAGTCCGGTTACTGCTATCACCGTTCGTGAAGCCAACGGTGCGGATATCAGCTACAACAATTTCGACGGGTTCCGTGGCACCTGCTTCTACGTCGATTCCTACCAGCACAAGGGAACGCATATCCATCACAACTCGGCACTGAACATATCAGCGTTTATCGCCTTGGTTGTGCAAGATTGGTTTACGTTGATTTCAGGTGTTCCAACTATCACTAATCCAGAGGCTTACTCAACCTTGATTTCAGGGCACAAGGATATGTTGATCGAGAACAACGATGTTCTCCTGACAGGACCGGGATCGTGGTTCTACCAGACCGCGTACACCCCCTTGGACGCCGTTTTCCTGGTCAACAACCATGATGTCAACAAGTCCACCTGGTACTATCCGACGGACTACCAGATACCGATTAGGCCACTGGCTCCGCCGGCCCCATTTCCGACAGGGGCGTCAAGAGACGCAGCTGGTATATCGACGTTCACCACGGTTTCCCCGCATGAACTTCAGGTGGGAATGGAAATTTCGATGGTTAGCGTGGCAGACGGCACGTTTAACGGCGTGTTTACCGTCCTTTCAACACCTTCGACCACGCAGTTTACGGTTAACAACCCGGTGGGTCCGCTTCCAAATACGCCAGTTACGTCAGGAAGCGGATTCCTCGGCATCAACAGCCCGATCAACTTCCCGTGGGAAATCAAACCCATCGGATTCCAGCGCACCGCCGGAGTCGCCACGTACACGACGAACAAGGCGCACCAGATACTCCTTGGATACCACGTAACCGTTGAGGGGCTCAGCAACGCTTCGTTCAACGACCAGGTGATCGTGACCGGAACACCGACGGCCACGACGTTTACCTGCGCGAGTCCTGGGCCAGACGTAGCGTTCACCTCCTCGATCGGCAACTTCTTCCGGTACGTCGATAACATTCAGATTGGATGCAACGACGTCCGAAGGCTCAGTGGGCAAGGTTTGGTCCGCAATAACGGAGGCCAGTTCGGTAACGCATTTCTCACAGGGCGCCCGAACCGCTGTGTTGCGCCTCTTGAGCAGTTTTTCTATTTCGATTGTCCCGAGGGCTGTTTGGCGCTTGAATGCGACCCAGGCCCGTGTAAGCCAAACGACTACCTTTACCGCATCTAACCATGCCAACCATTGACATTTCCGCTGGCACACTGCCGCCACCAACCTGCTACGCCTCGGAACAGGATCGGCTTGACGCCTACGCCGCCGCGTTGATTGGCAACCTGAACACTGGAGCAGAGTGGGCAAGCTCTCAGACCGTGCCCGGGAACACTGGACTCTACTGGCTTCGTACCGACATCAGTAATCGCCCAGTTGAGGTGTTGAAGTTTTCGTCGGCGGCCGGAGATGCTCAGTTCATTCGACTGTCGAGTGAAGTGGTGTTTGCCGGAACTGCTAGCGGCGCCGCTGGAGCTTACGCAGTCATAAACTCGCCGCCATATCCAAGCCCAGGGTCCGCCTATCGGACCGGCCAGATTTACACCTTCCTTGCGAATCACACCAACACTGCCGGCTGTACGTTGAACGTCGATGCTCAGGGCGCCAAGACGATCACAAAGGACGGCACAGCGGCGCTAATAGCAAATGACATCCTGATTGGGCAGGTGGTTTCAGTGCTGTACGACGGGGTGAATTTCCAGTTGCTTACGCAGAAGCGAGATTTTACACGGCTGAGTTTAAAGCAGTTTTTGACGTATGCTTCAGCACCAATACCAATCGTTCAGAATGGCGATTTAATGCCGTTCAACCATGGTTTTGGCGTGATGCCGTTCATGGTTCGAGCCGTGCTAATTCGTCAAACTGGTGTCCCGGGTTCGTTTAGTACCTTTACCGATTCACTGCCAAGCCCTGCGGTGACTTTTCTTTGGTACGAAGGCCAAGAGGTTGACTGCTTAAATTTCGTTGCGGATCGAACAAGCGACTTGCCGGCCTTCAAATATCTTTGCGATCCAGCTCAAGTTAATGTCCAAGCGGTTGCGTTTAATTCGACTCTTGGCGGCATCATTTTTCCCTACATGACACCGCCGCTTGGAACCTCAAGCAACGCGTCAGATTACAGAATCAAAGTCTACGCTACCGCACTAAACCCGGCTTACGTCCCATGAGAAAAACCCTCGCCCAAGCCAAGAACTCCACGATCCCGCAGGCAGTCGGTCTGGCCACCTGCGACGAGCGTTTCGTCCAGCTGCTCAACGAGGCTCAGGCTCGCTTGGCGGACATGGGCAAGTGGTGGGGTACGTACAAAAAGCTGCGCGTCTGCGTCACCGCTGGCTGCATCACCTGGCCTCGCGAGGTTAAGACGATCGAGGCGATGAACCTCTGCGGCTACAACATTCCCATCCAGAACCAGTGGTACGAGTTCCAGACGGACACCCGGGCACCGCGCACCGGATGTGGCCGTGAAGGATGCGAGCAAGATCAGTTGCTGGATCGCGGCATGGTGACGCAGTTTCGGGATTTCACAGGCGCGTCCAAGATTCGTATCTACCCGCAGCTAGCAGCTGATGCAGGTAAGCGCGTGCTACTTCAGGGTTTGAATACTGCCACCAACCAGCCGATCCGGACCTTAGATGCGGTAACTGGAGAGTACGTCTGGGGTGAGTACGTGACGCTGCCCAACCCATCGGTGGTCGCATACGTCGAGACATCCGCAATAAACATCTTCAAGATGCCAGGTCTGACTGGCGCCCAGAAGCCGTTGACCCAAGGGAGTCTAACGATCAACGCGGTTAACACGACGACCGGCGTACAGACCCAGATCGCCATCTGGGGCCCGAGCGAGCAGAACCCTGAGTACCGACGCACCTACCTTGTCGGGATGCCCGAGGTCTGCGGTGGGACCAACTCGTGCAGCACAACCCAGGACAACTGCTGCATCGACAACGGAGACGGCTGCGTGCCAGCAGACGAGGCTTGCACCAACACGGTCGTGGAAGCGATCGTTCGTCTGGACTTCATACCGGCGATCGTTGATTCAGACTGGCTGTTTATCGGGAACCTCCAGGCGATCAAGCACATGATGAAAGCCATCCAGAAGGAGGATCGCAACCAGTACACCGAGGCTGAGCGCGAGATCCAGCTAGCACTGCGGTCGCTTCGGAATGAGCTTGAGGCGTACAGCCCCAACGAGCGCAGCGTAATCAACGTGCAACCTTTCGGGTCTGCCAAGATTCAATATCGGTTCGGTGGATTCATCTGATGACTCTGATGACTGAGGAGCTTCCAGTAGCCGTTCAGCCCGTTACGTGGCTCGACATCCTGACGGATGAGACCATCACGTTCGACGATCGTCTGGACAGGTGGGAAGCGTTCGTGGCGAATCTTCCGCAGCAGGAGTGCCCACTGAAGCACACGTTCCCAGAGGGGATGTACGTGCGTGAAATCTTCATGCCGGCTGGGTCAATCGTAACCAGTCGCATCCATAAGTTCGACAACCCGTTCTTCATCACTAAAGGCAGGGTCACAGTCATCAGCGAGAACGAAGGTCTAGTTACCTACGTAGCGCCGTATTCTGGCATCACGAAGCCAGGAACCCGCCGTGTGCTGTTTATCCATGAAGATACCACTTGGACGACGGTCCACTTAAACCCCAGCAATAAGACGGATCACGAAGACATCCTGAACGACATTGCGTCCGTGAGGGAAAATCAATACTTACTATGTCAATATTCGCATCAGCAGTTGGGCCAGTAATCGCAGGCGGAATTGTGTCGGCAGGGATTGGTGCCGGTATGTCGGCATCGTCTGCTAGCGCCTCGCGCCGGCAGGCCCGTGACGCCGCTAACCTCCCGGGAATCAACATTGGCTCAGTGATGGGAGAATCCTCCCTAAACGCGCCTCGTGCCCGTGAGATGGAGGCTGAGCGAAATGCGATTAGTCGCGCCCAGCTTCTGGAGTCGCTCGGTATTCAGATTCCTGGTTATCAGGAAGGCCAAGCTCAGCGCACGCAGAACGCGCTAGCACTGCTTCGAGGGGAATTGCCACCTGATGTCGCGGCGCAGATTCAACGTAGGGCGGCCAGCCAAGCTCTTGAGAAAGGGTTTGCTGGAAGCGGAGCCGGAAAGAATTTGGTTCTTCGAGACCTCGGTCGGGGTTCTTATGAAGCCGCAAGACTCGGTGAACAACAATTCGCCAACATCATCGGAACCACACCAATGGCACCGCTGGCCAACTACGAGTTCACTCCGCAACAGATAGCAGCCCTGCGAGGCGGTGAGCGTGGCGCCCAGCAACAGGCGCTGCTTGGTGTTGCCGGTATGCCAAGCGGAACTGGTGTCGCGGGTCAGGCGTTGGGATCGCTCGGATCAGGGTTGACCAATCTTGGATTTGCTCAGCTGGGGGCGCAAACTCGCGCTAATGCTGGCACAGGTGGTGATTGGGATTATTCAACCGGAATGCCGACAGGTTACGGTCGCCAAGGACTAAGCTAAAATTTTATGGCAAACCCCTTCTCAGGACTCGAAAACATCGGGCAATCGTACCTTCAAGGCGTGCAGTTGGCGAATCAACGCCAGGCCAGGGAGGAAGCAGCAGCGCAGCGTGGTGAAGATACGCGGATGCGAGGGCAGTATTATCAGGATCTGGTTGACCAGCGGCGAGAGGCGGCGGCGTTGGCGGCAACAGGGCGCGCGGATGAGTTAAAACGGCGAACTGACGCAGACGTGTTAGCAGCAAAGCAGCGTGACGACACGCTGGGACTTAAATTTGGAAAAAGCCTTGTCCGTGATGCAAAAGGAAACATTGACCTGATTGCATCTGCCGCCAAATTAGAAGAATCTGAAAGTCAAGACAAATTCAACGAGACCGCTGGATTAGCCGCAGCCCTTGGAAAACCTCTAGAGGGAATTGACCCTAATATCCTTAAATCCAAATCATATCAGAGGGGCGTGGCGCTAGGGATGGTGGAAAATCTGAAGAACGATACCGCGCTTCAAAAGGTTCTGGCGTCGCAAGGGGGGATGTTACTGCAACCGAAAGCGATACCGGCAGATCTTGAGCCAGCAATCAGTGGGCCGTCACAAGACACCGAGTTAAACGTGTTGAATGAGATTAGGCAAACACAAGGTGTCCCTGAAACTTTAGTTCAACCGCCTGCAAGGACTTCTCTTAAAAAACCTCCAGAAGGATATCAATATATTGACATTGGAGGAGGCAAAACAGCCCTTATAAAGATACCTAAAGCAACGAAGTCAGATCGGCCGGTTTTCGTTAAAACCGTCAAGGTGAAAGATGCTGAAGGAAACGAAACTGAAATGAAGTACACAAAGGAGGAGGTAGATGCTGGACTTGATAGGCTCGTTGCGCCGCCTGCTTTACCTGCCTCCACGAATGCGGCTATTTTAAGAGTAATCGGTGGCGCCGGAAACAGATCCATTCAAAGATAACCAGCCATGCCTAAGCTCGTTGACGTTGAGAATATCGGGTTGATCGAAGTGCCCGATGACATGGGTGAAAACGAGCTTCTGGAGTTCGTTGGTACGTTAGATCAAGGCGCGCTACCCGCCGCAGGATCCGCGCTGATGCGCGAAGGTGGCCGCATGGTCGGTGGAGGTATGATGGGCCTGACGCGTGTAGGCCTCGAAGAGCCAGCGCCATTAATCTCAGCAGCACAGGCTGAAAGCCCAGCTGCGATGGCGGCCTACGAACGTAGGCAGGCAGCCTGGGAAAAGCGCGTCAAGGAGGTGTCGCCGGAGGAAACCATGGCTCGTGCAGCGATGCTTGAGGCCAGCCCGACATTCCAGATGGGCAAGGCGCTTCAAGAGGGCGCAAGAGAAGCATTCCCAGTCAATCCCCTTCGAGAAGATGATTTTCTCACCCAGGTCGCCAGCGGACTAGGGTCACTTCCTGTGTCGATAGTGCCTGGTGTCGGGCAAGCGGCTTACGCATTCAGCACCGCAGAAGATGCGGCTCAACGCGCTGGCCAGTTTTACGACGCCAAGATCGCGCAGGCATTGGCTGAAGGGAACATAACAGAGGTCAATCGCCTACAAGCTGAAAAGCCTACCAAACAGTACCAAGCGGCTTTTTACACTGCGCCGATTGGTGGGCTTACGGAGCGAGCTATCGGAGCGGTGCCGGCAATCAATCAGGCGATAGCGGGCAAGGCAGGAAAAAACCTCCTAGAAGATATCTTAAAACCGTTGGTCGGAGAAGCTGGTCAGGAGGGGTCAGAGCAATGGCTTGGCAACGCAGTCGCCAGGAAGACTTACAACCCCGATCAGAAACTAAGCGAAGGCGTTTATGATTCGACTTCAGTCGGCGGAACGGTAGGTGGCCTGGTTGGATTAGTGACTGGCGGAGCAGGCCGTTATGGACGAGTTCGTAGGATGGGCCAGATCCAGGAGCAACGCCTTGTCGAAGGGCCTGCACCTGGAGGGCAGCGCCTTCAGGAAATCATCGACCGCCAAGCAGCCGGCGTCGCTGCTATCGGCGGCGATCCCAACCTCCCACTACCCAACGCCACCGCCACTCTCGCTGGCATCAACTCCGGCGGCGCGCCTTCTGGGTCGATAAGGATCGTGCCTCCAGGTGCGGCCGTTGTGCCTCTCGAAGAGGCCGCCGTGATTCCAGAGATGCAGCTGGAGACGGACGTAGCTGATGAGGAGACCCCAGCTGAAGTTACCGCTGTTGCTCCTGAGACGGTCGCTGCCTCCGAGACATCGGTCTCCGCCACTCCCACCGAAGTCCAGCCGCTGACGGTTGAGGAGACCAACGAGTACAACGGGATCGTTGACTTCCTTGATGGAGCGTCTGCGTCCGATATGCTTGAGGAGGAGCAACTGGATCGCTTCAAGGAACTCGCCGGCCGTGTTAGCGAGCTGGAGCGGGCGGGCTTTGATTTCGATGAGACTACGGGGTGGACTAAGCCTGGGGCTGCGGCGACCCCCGCCGTGGCAAAAACCCCCGCCGTGGCAGAAACGCCAGCTGCGCCACAGGAGCCAACCCCGTTCAAAGCGGCGCCTGATTTCCGGTACACGATCACGGAGGTCCCAAATTACGGATTAAGCCCACTTTTATACGAAGACGCGGACTTCGAGTTGGAGGTCCTTGAAGCCCAGGCAGAAAAAGGTCGCCTAACCCCAGAAAGGTTTGCTCAATCTGAAATCGGAAGGCGGATGGACAGCGGTCAGATGAGTGGTGTTAATAGTGGTCTAAAGGTAGATCCCGTTGGGACCATCAAAGCCTTGAGGGCCGCGCTGGTTCCTGCGCCGACTACGACTCCCACTCCCGCTGCTGTACCCACCTCACGCACGTTCCCGTTCCAGAACCGCACCGTGGATGGGATGATTGATCGTGACACTGGCGACATCGTTGCCTTCGCTAAGTCGATCGTTGGTACACCTAATGAGCGCGGATCGATACCTAAGTACACCATCAAGGTTGATGAGGACGTCACGATTGAAGCGCAGTCCGAAAAGTCACTCGACAATGCTCTTCAGAAGATTTCCAGCGGCGCTCCAGTTCGCGTGTTCCGGAACGCCGGAAAAGGCGTGACGTTGGATTTCAATAAGCCAGGGCCGGTGACGCCGGCTCCTGCAAAACCACCCACCGCCGCCCCCGCACCCCGCCCCGCCCCAGCTGCTACCCCCGCAATCGCCAACCAAACCGTTGACCACGGGAAGTACGCCGCCCTCTTAGTCAAAGACCTCTTCGCGCAACAGCCGGACTACGCCATGTGGCTGGTCCGAAGCACCAGGAGCGCCGCCCCTGGGTCGCGCTCGCGCCAAGTTGGCGACTACATTAACTCACTGCCGGAATACCAGAACGCGGTCACAGAAGAGAGAGCGAAAGCCGAAGCAATCCTTACCGATGAAAACCAATCCTTCCTCAATGGCCTCAAGATTAACGCCCGGCAGAACCCAGATGGTAGCATCACCCTCCGGGGTAAGACTTACGACCGCAAAGAAGAACTCACCAATGCCGGCGGACGATATTCCCAAATCGGGAATGACAAGTTCTACACCATCTCTGCCGCCGGTCTTGGGCAGTTTATCGAGCGATCAAGAGCTGATTCGGGAGCTGCTGGCGGACAAAGAAGTAGTAGCCCGGCTTATTCCCGTGATGTTGAACTCCGAAAACTCCGAGAGAATGCGGACAACCGGCCCGACCGAAGCGGATTGGACGGAGGCGTTGACAAGTATCTTGGCGTAGAAACTCAGGAGCTTATCCGCCAAGGCGAAGAGTTTGGCATCCCGAGAGAAGTTGGAGATGAGCAGATTGAAGACGCGGCCATGATAGTGCGAGCGTTTGCGGAACGAGACACCCGGCCGTTCTTCATGCTTTCCAGCGCACCTGGAACCGGAAAGACCTTCGTGTTGGGGGCTGCTATTCGCGAGATAAAGGATAATTATTTCGCCCGCAAGATCATCTACGTGACCCTCAATCAAGGGTTGATTAAGCAGATCAAACAGGATCTCAAGGCTTACAATATCGGCCCCGTGAAGTTTATCACCTACTCGGAGATGAAGGATCTCACAGCGGAAGACTCAGACGTGATAATCTTCGACGAAGCGCACGCGATCAAGAACCTGGCTGGAAGCGGATCAGAGCAGGCCAAGAAGGCTCAGGAGTGGATTCTTAAGACCAAGTTCCCGATCTTCTCAACCGCGACGCCGTTCGAGAACCCGACTCAGACAGCCTACCTACTGAACACTGGAATCTTTGATTCGTTCAATGGTGATTACAAACAGTTCGCTCTTGCGTACGGTGCGACACCGAGTAGGGACAGCGGAGGAAACATCGTCCGAACCATTTGGTTCCCAACTAAAACCAACGAGCAGGATCAAATTGCGGCGAGAAATTTCTTCCGCAAGGAGGGTATCTTTACGGCCCGAAAGACCCGGCTGCCAGCAAGCCAAGTTGATTCGCGCCTGGTGCCCATCAAAGGGGATGAAGAATGGACCAACACCTACAATGCGTTTGCGGCTGAAGCCGAGGCTCAAAAGAGCTCCCTCGATGGCACTGAAAAGATGTGGATCATCAACTACAAGAAGCGCCTGCTGGAAGCGTCTAAGATCAAGAACGCAATCAGCGAAGCACGCCGGGCCCTCAGTGCCGGAAGATGGCCGATCATATTCGTTGAGACCAAGGCAGAGAGAAGCATCGACATCCAAGAGCAGCTGAGGCTCCAGGAGCAATTCAAGCGAGCCAAAGCCATAGCAGATAGGACGGGAGGCGAAAAGCCGAAGCGTTCGGATTACGAAGGGTTGCTGTCAGACGGCATAATTAACGTGCTGGAAGCGACGATGGAGCGAATTGGCACGACCGTGATCTCGATACCGTCCGCTGAAGACGTGATCAAAAACGAGATTGGCGCCAACGATGTCGCGATCTTCACGGGTTCGGTGCCAGATGCGCGGGCCCAGAAGAATCTCGAACTCTGGCGCGGCGACAAGCCTATGGTCCTGGTCGCCACGATGGCCAAGGGCGGCACAGGGCTATCGTTGCACGACAAGACTGGAACGCACCAGACAACCCAGATCAACGTCAACTTGCCGTGGACCGCATCTCAGGTGGAGCAGGTGTCGCTGCGGTCTGCGCGCTACGGACTCAGAGGTAAAGCCCAGATGATGTGGCTCTTCGCGGACAACATTCCGTTTGAGCGCGAACTGGCGACCCGAGTTGGCGGCCGCATGAGGGACATGGGCGCGCTGGTTCAAGGGGAAGTAGGAGCTACTGCCACCAACATCAAGAACTTCAATTTCGAGGATGAGTCGTTCTCAGAGGCTAACGCTGCTGAGGCGGCCAAGAAGGACCTGACTAAGAAGGAACCGACACCTCCGGTTGCACCTACGCCTCCGGTTGTCCCCACGCCTCCAGTCGCGCCTACACCTGCCGCTCCTAAGAAGCGCTACAAAGCCCGCGCGTGGGCGTACAAAGGAGACATCCTTGATGACATTATCGAAGCAGGTGGCGTCATGTCTAAGTCACAAGCCAGGGCTGAAGGGCGCCTGGAGAGGATTAATGACCTCTACGACGACGCGCCTGTATTGGACCCGTACTTCAATAAAATCTTTGCAGGAGCGCGACGTAGAACAACGAGCCGGAATCTACCAGACATATTGCTCCAGGGGCTCGCCATGCAAAACCCTGGCAAGTACGGAGACATGAGTGTGTCTGAGTTCTGGGATGAAGTTAAGAAGGCAGCACGCGGCCGCAAAGGAGATGTTGCTGCCGCAAAGGAAGAAGCTAAAGCCGCCGCTGCCGGCGCCGAAGAGGCGATGGGCCTCGACGCGTTCTTACAGGCGCAGGATGATGCGTTCGTAGATTCTCAAACCGAGGGGAGGCAGAATGCTGGAGAACCAAATGGACCCGTTCAAATCTCTGTCGGAAGCCTTGCGATCGGAGACAAGTTTTCTGTCCAGGGCGAGTCGTTTGAGGTTACAGCTGTCACTCCAGATGGAGAGTACACGATTCGTGATGGCGACAAATTCGGAGTTCAACAGCTGACCGAATACGACACGCTGTTTGTCGATGAACCTCCTGATCGTGGAGGTGGAGATGCGTTTGAATTTCCTACCGAAGGGCCGGCTGCGCCCACCGAGCGTAAGCCACGTCTCGCAGCTGGACAGAACCAGGGAGACTTAATCTCCAGCACACAGGTCGAAGACTTTGCCCTGGTTGGAGAGAAGGGCGTAGACCTCGAAGCTCGTAAGCAAAAGGCCCAGGCCGCCGCACGTGCTGCTGCTGAAGCTAAGGCTGCCCAGGACAAGGCGCAGACGCAGATAGACCTCAGCGACGCCGTCGCCGAAGTCTCCGACGCTATCGCCCAGTTCGTCGAGTCTATCACTCCCAAGGCTGGCATCACTGAAGGCCCGACGCCCGAGGATTCTGCGCGCCGGGTTCTTGAAACCCTTACCAATCTGGCGTCCAAAGCAATCCTCTCCGGCATCCAGAGCGCCTCACGATGGGCGACCAGCCTGCAAATGAAGCTCAGTCCGGCGTTGCAGTACGCTTGGGACCGCGCTCAAGGATCTACGGTCGAGCCCACACCAGAGGTTATCGCTGATGTAGCCACCTTGCCGGAGCGTGCGAATAGCAGCGACTTCGGCATGATCTACAGTACGCCCGGCAAGCCTGTAACCACCAAGCGTGGCGCATACGAGGACACTGTCGCCGGCCGACGGTCTAGGACTCCTGAGGTTGTAAACGCTGGTATCCAGTTGGCGGTTGATGCGTTCAACGAGGCGGGGATTAAATTCCGCCAGGTGGGAGACACCCTGTTCGCGCCTGTCGATGGGGTTAACCAGGAGGATGCTGGAAGAAAGCTGATCGAGATCGCTAAGACAAAGATCACAGAGGCTAAGAAGCAAGGCCGCAGCGATACCATAGCGGAACTGATTCAGTCGCTACGCAACGACTTCGGAGTCTCTGAGGCATTCAGCCCTGATACCCGAGATGAACTCTACCTGATCGGTCAGTCTGAGGCGTCTGAGTTCGGCCGCAACCTGGCGAGCCTGAAGGCATCGGTGAAGGACTTCGTGGCCGTTGCTCGCAACGTGCGCGGATTCCTGACATCGGCCATCTACGACAGCTTTAATGGTGAGAGCATCAAAGGCGTGATGGATAAGATTATGACCGAGTTCCGTGGTCAGTTCACTGAAGCGGAGATCCAGAAGATCGTTGGCGAGAAGCCTGACCTCCAGGAGATGCTGAATCGGTTTGGAATCTTGGCGTTAGCCGATACCGGAGGCCGTGTGTATCGCACTGTCCAGGCGCGTCTGACGACCAAGAAGCCGACAACCCAGAAGGCGAAGGAACAACGCGAGATTGAGAATGAAGCTATTGAGCAGATTATCGAGAACGCTTTAGCCCTCGGGGTTACCGAGCCTCCCCAGCCTCCGAATCGAAAGCTCACTCCCGACGAGCGCCTCGCGCTGATGACTAAGCCTGCGACCCAGGCCAAGGTCCAGAAAGCCACCGAGGATGCAGTCAAGCAGGCCGAGTTCAACGCTGGATGGGCGGTTATGATGGCTAGCGCAGCCGGCAACGAGGAGCTTAGTGCTCAGTATCAGGAAGCTAAAGACGCCGGAGAAGAGCCCGATCCAGAGGCGATCGAGGAGGGTCTCGACCTCCCGAAGTACGCCCACTGGCGCACGATCCGCGACGGGTTCCTGAACTACTCGCCGACCACCCTGAAACTCGCCCAGGACGTAATCCGTGGCCGGTTCAAGGGGACGCAGTTCGGAACCAAGAAGGTCACCCCTCCGGCGCCTGCCAAGATCAACCTCGTTCGCCTGGTGCAGTCTCCCAATGCCGAGATGAGCCGCGTGATCGGAGAGCAGCTGGCCGCCATCGAAGGAGTGATGGACCTGGCCGGCGCGTCCCCCGAGGCTAAGGCCCGCGTGATGCAGATGGTTACAGCCAATGTGGGTTCTCAGATCCAGCTGGCCCGCCAGCGCGTGCTGAATAACTTCCTGGACGTGAAGGCCAAGACTGCTCCGATTGGTGCAAGTGAGCGTCTCCAGCGGCTGATCAACGCCGGAATCATCGAAGACCCGCGTTACAAAGGTGAGAAAACTGTCGAACTCCTCAAGCGTGTTGCACGCAAGTACATCACCAGCGATGAATTCAAAAATATCGCCACCAGCCCTCAGGATGAAAAAATTCCGGCCCTTACCGCTAAGTTCAACGCGATTGTTGGCGCTGAAAACCTAACGGACGAATGGATGCAAGGGGCGGTATGGACCTACCTCACCGAGCGGTTGCAGCAGACTGAAAAAGAAATTACGGGTAGGTTCTTTGATTTAACACCAAAGCCGGAACCGACAACAGCTGGAGAGCGACTCCGAAAGTTGATTAACGCTGGGATTGCAAACGACCCGCGCTACCAATCTGAGCCCACCCGTAAACTCCTAAAGCGCGTCGCTAAGACCTACCTGAAGGCCGACGAGCTTTCAGGCATGGCGACCAGGACTCGCGCCGAGAAGCTCGCGTTCCTCACCGGCAAGCTCAACCAGATCACGGCAGCTGAGAAGCTGACCGATGAGTGGATGCAGGGTGCGGTCTGGACTTACCTGACTGAGCGAATGATGGAAGCTGAGAACGCAGCGGTATCCCAGATCGTGGGCGCCAAGGACGTTAGCTTCGATCCAGCTCAGCCGAAGACCGACGCGCAGCTGGCGGCCGACCGGGCTAAGGCTGTCGATCGTTTAGCAGGCGGTATCCGTGCCGGCCTGCTGGACCAGCGCATCGCTGAGAGTGTCGCTAAGAACCCCGCGTTGCAGCGGTTGGTTCCCAAGATGAGTGACCTGGTGAAGCGGGTCCTGAACACCCCGCAGGCTGGCCAGGCAAAACTGGCCCAGGCGTTCTCAGAGGCTCTACTGGCTGAACTCGCAATCGACCAGGCGCTGGCCGACAAGACGGGCCTCGCGCTAGCCAAGGCATTCCAGGTGAAGTTTGAGCGGGCTCGCATCCAGGCACTCGACTTGGCGGTGAAGAATCTCACCCCGAAACAGCGTGAGGAAGTTGGCCCGGGTCGCCCCCTGTGGCAGAAGATCGAAGAGTTCGTGAATGCAGGAGGCATGAACTCAGCGGCGCTACTGCAAAGCATCGCCAAGAAATCAGGCTGGAAGGTGCCGACCGACGAAGAGGTTTCCCGCCTTCGGGACCTTGCGCGCCTGGAGCAGGAACTCAGCACGGCTAGTGAGGAGGAGATTAAGTCAGGCCAGACCGACGAAGATGTTGCTGCTAAGAACGCGGGCCCACGTCAAGACATCATGCGTGAGATCCAGATGCGCTGGGCGCGGATGACTATGCCAATCCGTGGCAACAAGCAGAACCTGGCCAGGGCGATCAACGAGGTCACCTCAGCTAACCTGCTGTTCAAGCCGAGCTTCATTTCCAAGCAGCTGATGGACGTTGCTACGCAGATGTTCTACTACACGCCGACACGTGCAGTAGGGGCGGCATGGGAGAGATTCAAGACCAGCCGTGATCCAAACCGAACAACTCGTCTGTGGAAGGATACCAGTAACGCGCTCGAAGACGCCTACAAAGCGCGCTTCAAGGCGCTCAACATGGCGCTGACGTCAGCACTAGAGGCTGCCAAAGGTCGAGCTGAGAAGGATACCATCATGGGTATCCAGAGCGGCATCCGAGCGCTAGACCGCGTTAACGCGCAGGCAACCGAGTATTACAAGAACGGAGACTACGCACGTGCTACTGTGGCTCGCCTTATCGGACTCACACAGCTGGCTTTCCGGTTCGCTTCATCCCTCGACGCGTTTCAAGGGGTCCTGGCCGAGCAGCAAGAGATCGGCGCGTGGACAGAGTCCCAGCTGCGTCTTCAAGGGATGGCGCCTGAGTTGGCTCGCAAGACCGCCAAGACCATCATTGGAGACGCGATAGCTGAGTACGCGTTAGCTCAGGCTGTTATCGCAGACGACCCTAATATCTCACCGAAGGAGCGCCGCGCCGCCGCATGGAACGTCGTGCGTTCCCGGCAGTACCAACGGATCGCCGCCGCTGGATTAGATGCAGGCGCGCTCAAGGAGATCACACAGGACCTCCGGTCAACCATCGGTTGGAACATCGAGGAGACCTCAGGTTTTGGTGGCTTGATCGGTAAGGGTATGAAGAACGCCAGCGATCTGATGGCTAAAGTTGGTATTCCTAATCCTGTCGGTCGGTTCTCAAACGCGATCGCAATCGGCATCAATCGGTCCCTGACGTTTGCCGGCGGTGGGTTTGTGCCAAAAGCCTTCGAGGGGTCTGCGTGGTACAATACTGAGGCCGACAAGGTTCAACGTAAGATCGAGGCTGCTACTGGACTTGGGCTCGCAGGGGCGCTTAGTGCGCTAGTTTTGTCCGGAGCATTGCGAGTCTTCACAAGGTGGCCTGATGACAAGGAAGAGGCTGACCTCTGGGAGCGCGAGGGCCACAAGCCGAACACCATGGAGCTTGACCTTGGGAATGGAAAAATACTCCGAGTGTCGCTTAACACTGGACCAATCCAGATCGCCCGGCCCGTGCTGTACGCCTTGGGAGAAGCATCTTACATTGTAATGCGCCGCAACCGGCTCAACCAGAAGGCCGAGGCCGCTGCTAAGAAGAAGGGCCTTAAGTTCGAGCCCCGCGAATTGACCGGAAAGGAAATCGGAGAGTCGCTGGCTTTTGGAGCCCTCTCTGCTGTGACTCAAGGCCGCACTGCTTCCGGTCTGATCGGCTCCGGAATGTATCGCGGAGCACCCGACATGGGTAAGATCGCCGCTGCTACCGTGAGCCCCCTGATTCCGTTCCAGCCTCTTCTGCGCGAGGCAACCGCTATGTCCGGAGCGCAGTTCAATCCCAAGAACCAGACGTTCATTAACCTTCTGGCGCCAACACCGTGGAGCGGCAAGGTTGACCGAAACTTCCTGGGAGACCCAGTGGGTACACCGCGCGCCCAGGAGCGCATCATGTCTATCCTGACCGGCGGCACCGCAATCGTGGGCGGCGAAGACCCTGATCGCGCTTACCGGGTGCTAGACAAGACTGGATGGACGCCGGCCACCCCTCAGAGCAACAAGTTCTTTCAGTTCGGGCGCGTGCAGCGCCAGGCCACACCAGAAGAGCTGACCAAGATGCAAGAGGTGCGAGCGGTCGAGCTTAAGACCCGCATCTCGCAACTCGATCCAGCTACGGCGACCAAGAGGCAGCTGGACCGCATCGAAGATATCGCGAACGAAAAATCGAAAAAATCAGTGGGAATCCGATAATCCTGTATTGACGTTGCGTGGCACTTGCCATACGTTGCCATACGTATGAGCAACCTATCAGTCGCAACACAGCAAGCACAACCTCTCAGCGCCTTCTCTTCAGAGAACGCGTTCGTATCAGTCCAACGCATGGCCAAGGCCCTTGCGTCCAGCACCCTCGTTCCCGACGCCTACCGGGGCGAGGCTAACCTCGGGAACTGCATCATCGCTTTGGAACTATCCCAACGCATTGGCGCCTCGGTCATGGCTGTCATGCAGTCCATGGTTCCCATCCACGGCAAGCCCACCTGGTCTGCTTCGTTCCTGATCGCCACCGTCAACAGCTGCGGTCGGTTCAGTCCGATGCGTTTCCGCTGGGTTGGAAAAGAGGGGACAGATGAGTGGGGCTGCCGCGCATTCGCAGTCGAGCGCGACTCGAACCTCGAACTCGTGGGCGCCCTCGTGAACATCAACATGGCTAAGGTCGAGGGTTGGTACGGCAAGTCTGGCTCCAAGTGGAAGACCATGCCGGAGCAGATGCTCCAGTACCGGGCCGGCGCCTTCTGGTGTCGTACCTACGCGCCTGAGATCGCACTCGGTATGCACACCTCGGAAGAGGTCCAGGACACCCCTGCGGCCCAGCAAGTGGTCCAGTCGGTCACCGTGAGTTCATCCATCATGGACGTGACTCCGACGCCTCCTGCGCCTGTTGAGCCCAAGCCGCGCAAGAAGAAGGAGGCCGAGGCTATTGCAATCGTGGAGCCGCCCGCTCCCGCCGCTCCTGAACCCGCACCGGAGATCGTTGAGACCGCACCCGCCCCGGTCGCACCCGTTCCCGCGCCGGAGCCTGAGCTTGAAACCGTCGAAGGCACGCTAGCATCCGCTGGGATCACCTACGAGCAGCTGGTGAAGCTGGTCATAGACCTGAAGTGGTGGGAAAACCCTGAAGCCTATCCCACGGTGGCAGACCTTCCTCCTGATATCTGCAACTGGATCATCCGGAACAAGCGGGGTATCGGCCGTGCAGTGGTGAAGGCGGGAGGTGCGCTGTGAATTTAGTCCACCCCATCGACGTGCATCAGTATCGCAGTCACCCGGCGATCAACATCTCCAGCCTCAAGGCGTTCAGCCGGTCGCCGGCCCACGCTGAGGTCGGCTTTGAGGAAGAGCGCGAACCGTCCGAGGCCATGGCGATCGGCTCCCTGCTGGATCACAAGGTCCTCGGGACGCCGTACCTCTGGACCACATCTCCCTACGACGACTTCAGAACCAAGGAAGCACGCGCCTGGCGAGAGGACCAGGAGTACCGCCGGGTCACCGTGTTTAAGCAGGACGCGATCGAGACTGTCGAGCGCATGGTTAAGTCCGTCCGTGAACATCCAGTTGCCGGCCGCCTACTGGCCGAGCCGG